CCCGAACTACGTTCGGAACAAACAAGCCCCAGTTGGGTACTTTCTGCCTGCAATTCTTTGCAGGTGGGGGGGATAAAGAGAATCTCTATCCGGAGCAGCCACCTTGATGGTATGACTACTCAGATATGATATGGCTCGATCGTACTTCTTCGCACGTACGAAGTGGGCTGCGCGTTGGCGAGTCCTTGTGGACCAGCGCCACAATGCGGATCCGTCTGGAGGTGTCGGCGACAGTAAGACTTCGAGTGGTGTCTGGCAAATCCGCCGCGCTGCTTCAACATTCTTGTTATGCTGCTTCGCCAGATCTCGACTGGTGTTAGTCTTAAGCCTCAATCGAGTCATCCAATCTTTCTGGAGCACGTCGAGAGACTGATTGTCTCGAGTCGACCACTCGGCAGCCACCTCTTTGATGCGTACGCCGTCTTCGACGTCTACTCCCTTCGACTCGTCGATGAGGCGCATGAGGTCTGATGATCTCTTTTGTGACGCGATGCGAGACAGTACTGTCGAGCGATGTGTTGACACATTCGTCGATCCATGCATGAGATAGTTGATCAGTGTCGTGCCGTTGGCAGTACCGGCGCCGCATCCGCCGTGCTCAATTCGACCAGGCGTAGATCGACGGCCAGTCCGGAAGGCTCCACGACTAGCAGTCCGACCAGCCAGAGAGCGGACCAGCCGATGTGTACGCTGATAGCCATTCGGTGTTCGTCCCCTGGAGATGTCAACGAGTGTATCAACTACGGAGAAGCCTCTTTCTCCATCGAGACTTCGGACTCCACTTGCTTCGCCGATGCGATACACAGGTCTTGCGACTAGTGCATCGCGATCTGGATGCTTGTGCACGAATCGTTCGCAGAATACGCCGTAGGGTCCATGAAATGACTTCTTCACGTTCGGTACGATATGAATTGATCGAAGGCATGCCTCGTATCGCTTAACGCGTTTGCTACTCCAATAGCCGATGAGATCGTCGCCGTTGACAGAGAACGTACCTGGATCTGCACCGGCTTCGCTAGCTGCAAAGTCATTCATCAGAGACATGATGAACCAGCTTGGTCCGAGGCCCATACTAGCACCACAAGTTAGCCTCTTGCCCTCGCAGCGAGCCGGCTGCCCTGCGTCGTCGTAGAATGTATTCAGCGGGAACTTGTCGCCTTCATTTGTTTCTACTGGATCTGCGTATACGACCATGTGGCCGACGATTCCAGGGACAGCGCGGATCATCCAGTCCGGTGCCCCCGTGCTCTTGAGTGCACGGATCAGTACGGCCGATGCCGTCTCGTTGCTGATTTCGTCTGTGCCTTTCTTCCAGTCGGCAGAATAGGCTGCTGGGTTGCTGCCACTCGGATTCAGTATCACAGTCTGATTACGCAGTATGTCCTTGTTCGTACGGACGTGCTTGAGTCTCGGCGTCAGCCATGAGGTCACTGCCTTTGCAGCCAAGACTACGTGCGGCTCATGAATGGTTGCGAGTCGACCCTTACCGACCGGATTCTGGAAGTTCTTAAGGATGACTTTAGACGGG